GTGCGGATGGATCAGCTACAATATCAACGGTTGCTAGATGAAAGTCATCCTGAACTTCGTTGACACCCTCTGAATTCATTTTTAATGAACCCAATCCTCTTGTAGAAACTCCCAATTGAACGCCATTCTCAATTAGATTTTTTGCAATGATACCCATTGGTGTTTCTAAAATTTTGGCCTTACCATATACATCGTTGCCTTCCATTCTTAACGATGTGATTAGGTGAGATACCTGGTGTAGATTAATCGATGGATTATCTGGATGACCAAGTTCACCTAGAGATCTTTTCTGTTCAATAAGTTCTCTATACTTATTGACTTCTCTCTCCATTATGGGTTTGCCATAAATTCTTTTATTTTTATTTTGTGTATCTGCCTGAGCAAAAATGCCTTCGATGAAAACATTCTTACCGCCACCTTGTTTGTCTTCGACAAGGTAGTTTAATTCTTGAGCGACTTCTTTAATTAGTTTCATAATTCTTACCTAGGTAAAATTTGCTGATTTGGTTCGTCAAAACCATCTAATTTAGTTAGATGTAAATAGATCATAGAATTTGCAGGCATACTAACGGCAATGTTTGCGCTATTATTTGCAGTATCAGGAAACCCTAATGTCTGTGTCATTGACCAATTATCATTGCCGTTAAAGTATTGAGTGACAACACCGCCTCTTGTCATAATAATTGGCAAAGGTCCAGGTGTCGTCCATAGTGCACCCGTAACATTTATTTTTACATTTGGCTGATCTACATTTTCATCTGCCAATGCCAAATCTAAAGAAGTAATACTAGCTGTGCCGTCACCAATTAATTTAATTCCGGCTTGCTGTCTAACTTTTTTAAGAACTGTTTTAACTACAGGCATAATTTCCTCTTATTATTTTTTAGCTGTTTTTGCAGAGTCTCTAAATGCTTGTGCAGTAGGAGCACCCTTTGTCCCAGGTTTTCTCATACGCTCACCTGATCCTTTAGCAATTCTTTTTCTTTTAGCATGTATGTTAGCATAAAGCCCACGCTTTATTTCTTCTAACTGAACTTGTTCCGGTACACAATTTGGAACTTGTTTTCCGTTCTTCATTTTAGTGCCGATCATTTTATAATCATCCCAACAAGGATCGGGACCTTTCATTTTTTTAGCTTCAGACACTTCTTTGTGATATGCTGTAGCACGATATGTTCCGGGCTTTTCTCCTGGAGTAAATTCATATCTACTTGTAGTTTTTGGCAGTTCTTTATCTGTATAAGTTTCACCATATTTTTTCTGCATCATAGCTTTTCTTGCATTTGAATCTGCAAGATCTCTTGCCATTTGCATACTTTTACTAACGCCTGTACCTGAGTACTCGTCGCTATTTTCATTTACAAAATCAGAATTGGTTTCCTCGGACATTGTTGCCTGCATATAATTAGCAACTGTAGAAACATAATCTTCAGCCAAAGTTATTTTTGATTGGCACCATTCTGGAAGATTCGTATTAGGTTTTAACATATCATGCACAGACTTTGCATTGTGCATAATAGAACGCAAATCCGACATTGCCATATCACCTTCATAATCATATTCGCCTTTATCCTCACGCGAATCACTTTCCTTCATGAAATTCGGATTCTTTTCTTTATACTTATCTGGAGTTAAAACCGGAATAGGTTTTCCTGCTTTATTCACAACTTCGCCTGCATCTAAATCTTGTCTATCCTGAGCCATCTTCACTCGTTTATCCAATTGAGCTTTATGTTCAGGATCTTTTTGCCATTGCGGATTGTCACGCATGGCTTTAAGTTGATCTAACTGAGATGCCTCGGATACACCATATTTCTTTTTAATCTCAGACTGCTTGGTCATTCTTTCAGCATCGTCTTTAATGTCATACGCTTTACCCATTTCCTTATAATATTCTGGATTGGGTAGTTTAGACTTTTGTCTTAACTTTTGCTGAATGCCATATAATTTACCCTGAGCTGAACCTTCTTCAATCTGAACTGCTTCTTTAGCTAGTTTGTCTACCGCACGGCTAATACCTTTAATACGTTTAGCTCCAGCTGCCATAGATTTTCCTGCTTCTTTATGCTCTCCGCGAGCATGCTGGCCGCCGGCGTCTAAAAATTTTGCAGCTACACTATTACCCACATTACTTGCAGCTCTTTTAACATAAGAACGCAATGTGGATTTCTTTAGTTCATCGATCTGTTCAACTTCTTCTTTTTTCAATTTGTCCTGAACCTTTTTGTAGCGCTGGAAGTTGGCGTCTTTGTCGGCATCGGTTTTTCCAAACTTAGCAGCATCCATCTTTTGATCGATCTGCCGCTTGGCATAACCAGGAACTACTTTACGCAGAGTCTGCTGCAGTCCTTCAGCCACGTCAACTTCTTCTTTTTTCAGTTTATTGGCGACGTTTTTTTGTATTTTTGCTCGGGACCTATCAATGCCGACTTCGCGATTATCGCGTTTGTTCAACAATTTGCTGGCAGTTTCTCGATCATCGTTGTCCATGGCTCGACTGGCCTGGCCAGTGAGCTTGTTTGCGCTAGCATGAGCTTTGGTATTGTAGCGCATCAAAGTCGAGGTTCTTAATTCATCAATCTGTTCAACATCTTCATTTCGTTTCGCAGCATACGATGCGCCAAGTGCCATGCGAATACGTTCCTTCTTGCTCTTACCGGCAAATTTAGGATTATCGCTATGCACAAAATCCGATATCCACTCGCCTGCGGGGTCGGATGCTTTTAGCTTTTCTAAAAGAGATTCTTCTCGTATAGAATTAAACTTTTTCATTTTTTATCTTTTTTAGGTTCAGGTTTGGTATCATCTTGTTTTGGTTCAGACATTTCTCTGCCCATTTCGCCAGTAAAAAGTTTTCCAACAAACTTAGCAGCGTTCATGATCTTATCTGTTACTGAATTTTGTTCGCCAAGATCAGCTGCGACTTCTTGTTTTCTTGTTTCCAATGAGTCGCTTAGTTTACTTGCAAATGCTGCCTCAAAATTCTTTAGGGCATCTGATTCTTTATTTGATAGAATATTATCTACCATATCTCTAATTGGGGTGTCCATCCTAACTCCTTATTGTCCTGGCGCCGCTGGCTGTTCCATATTTATGGCTGCTGGGGGCGGTTCACTTTCAATCTCTTCTTTCATATTTTGAATGTCCTTATCTGACATTCTTAAAATATTCTTCATTATAAATCTTTGACTAAAATATGTTCCTACGTAGGGTTGTGCCATATTTAATAAGTCAATTTGATTTCTATAATTCTCAGCAGACTTCATTTCCTCAAAGTATTGATCCTGTGCATATTTGTACTGAATCTTTTCTTTAATCATTTCCCAATCTTTATCATTGATAACACCTTTTAGAACTAGTTGAGTTCTTAAAAGATCATCAAATAATACATTAAACTTTTTACGAAGTCTTGATACAAATTTTGCAAACTTTAATTCATCTCTGGTAATTTCAGTGGCTCTGCCAAAAGAAATGCCCTGCTGAGGCTGCATTCTAGAAACAGGAACATTTAAAGCCTGATATAACTTATTCTGAAAATAATTTACATCATCAATCTGGCCTAAGCTTTCTCCACCAGGAAGAGTACTAATTTCTGTACCTTTCCCGCCTTCTCTACGAGGCAACCAAAAATCTTCAAGCATAGACATAAACTTTCTATCGTCTCTAATCTCACCTGTATTAGAGTCGTATACAATCTTATTTCTATAGCGAGCCATAATATCTTTTAGATATTGTTCGGCTTTAATCTTTGGCAAATTTCCCACATCAATATAAAATATTCTTCTTTCAGGTGCTCTAGCTAATCTATAAATTACTACAGCATCTTCCATCATCTTTAATTGATTGACGGGCTTAATTGCTTTATGTAAATGCCCAAGGACCGCATTCTTTTCTAAATCCATAAGCCCAGATGGGGCATATGCAATTGCATCTGTCGAAATTCTTAATCCCTGGTTTACTGTAGAAGAATAAGAAAAATTTGGGTTATAATTTATACCCTTATCATTATAAATGAAGTATTCATCAATGCTGACAATCTTATCAATGTTTGTGTCTTTATCTTTTTCTTTTTTTATTTCTCTAATTTTTCTTATTTTTCTTGGATCTAATTGTAATAGATCTACAATCCCTCTTCTGGGATTTTTCATATCTATAATTTTTTGATAATATAATCTACCATCAATATACCATCTTCTAAAGATATCATGACCTTTATTATTAAATTCTAATAGTTGTAGAATTTTTTCAAACTCATTTTCTATAGAATTTTTAATATCATCGGCGATATCTAAATTATCTAAATTGACTCTTACTGCCTGTTCATCATCCACCGCAGCAATAGATTCAGTGACGATTTCATCTACTGCGGCAGAACAATCCGAATATGCAGAAGCTTCTCTGTATCTCGTAATTAATTCCGCCTCAGATTTTGCAGTAGCATCTAAATCAACATAGGTACCAAAATATCCTCCAGCATTAAAACCGCTGGTTTGAATAGTAGTGGCACCGTCTTCAGGAATAGGAGTAGCAAACTCCTGATTCTTTTTATCTATTTGCTCTTCTTCACGAGAAATAGTATAACCAAATAGTTTAATCGCCATTATTTAATCACTTATAATTAAATACTAAATCCGCCCAGCGAAGTAATTGAATTAATCAACTGGCTAGCTGGTGTATTAGTAAATTCAAAATGCTGATATTGAAAAGATACTTGGAAAGAAGATATCTGATCATTAGTGCCGAAGTCTAAAGGTACCGCACTTATATCAGTTGGGAAAACACCAAACAACTTATACTGTTTTAAAACTGCTCC